AGACTTAAAAATGCAGCAGCTACTAAAAAGCTGGCTATATTTGATGCTTTTGAAATACTAAAAAGAATAAGGGAAGAAAAAGATATATTAGAAGGAGTAGAAGTAAAAACTAACAACACACCTAAAGGTTTTGCAGAATCACGATCTAAATAGAATTTACATCAAGAATAATCATTTAGTTCCTAAATCAGTTAGGGTAACTAAAAATCGTTCACGAACTTGGAAGACAGGTTACAATCCAAAATACGATATAGTGGTAATTTCAAAAGACGGAACGATAGGCGATATATATACCATCAGTGGTTTAAATGTGGCATTACCAAAAACTCCTAAATTAACTTCCAAGATAAAAAAAGAAAATCAACACTGGAGTCCGATAGAATACCCTAAAGAGTTAAAGAGAATCCAAACCATATTTCAGTGGCACGAAGCTCCAGCTTCATTTAAATCTAAATGGGTGGACTTTATAGAGTCTGAATTTGACAAAAGAGAACAAGGTCACTGGTTTTTAAATAACGGTGAGCCAACATATCTTACAGGAACTCATTACATGTATTTACAATGGACTAAAATAGACGTAGGCCATCCTGATTTTAGAGAAGCCAATAGAATATTTTTTATATTTTGGGAAGCTTGTAAGCTGGATAAAAGAAGTTTTGGTATGTGTTATTTAAAAATTAGACGTTCAGGATTTTCTTTTATGAGTTCAGCAGAAGCTGTAAACAAAGCTACAATCTCTAAAGATTCACGAATAGGGATATTATCTAAAACAGGAGCTGATGCTAAAAAAATGTTTACCGACAAAGTTGTTCCTATATCAAACAACTATCCATTCTTTTTTAAACCAATACAAGATGGTATGGATAAGCCAAAAACAGAATTAGCATATCGAGTTCCTGCTTCTAAAATAACTAAAAGAAACATGTATGATCAAGGCGAAGAAGATTTGGAAGGCCTTGATACAACTATCGATTGGAAGAACACTTCAGACAACAGCTATGATGGTGAAAAATTACAACTATTAATTCACGATGAAAGTGGAAAGTGGGAAAGACCTGAAAACATTTTAAACAACTGGCGTGTTACAAAAACTTGTTTAAGATTGGGTAGCAAGATCATAGGGAAGTGTATGATGGGTTCAACATCTAACGCTTTAGATAAAGGTGGTAATAATTTTAAAAAGCTTTTTGAAGATAGCGATTGTTCTAAAAGAAATCAAAACGGACAGACTAAATCAGGATTATATAATTTATTTATACCAATGGAGTGGAATTTTGAAGGCTACATAGATAAGTATGGTATGCCTGTTTTTAACTCCCCGAAGAATAGCGTTGAGGGTATTGATGGTGAAGATATATATGTGGGAGCTGTTGACTATTGGACAAACGAAGTAGATTCACTAAGTCAAGATCCTGATGCTTTAAATGAATTTTACAGACAATTTCCTCGAACTGAATCTCACGCATTTCGAGATGAATCTAAACAATCTCTGTTTAATTTAACAAAAATATATCAACAAATCGACTATAATGATTCATTAATTAAAGAGCATTTTATCACTCAAGGTTCATTCAGATGGAAAGATGGAATCAAAGATTCTGAAGTTATTTGGAGTCCAAATAAAAATGGAAGATTTTTTGTAACTTGGCTACCGAGAAAAGAATTACAAAACAGGGTATTAGAAAAGGTAAGTTCAAGGTATCCTGGAAACGAACATTTAGGATCGTTTGGATGTGATTCTTATGATATTTCTGGTGTAGTAGTTGGTAAGGGATCTAATGGTTCTTTACACGGCATGACTAAGTTTAACATGGATGAAGCTCCTTCTAATCATTTTTTTTTAGAATACATAGCTCGCCCACAAACAGCAGAGATATTTTTTGAAGAAGTATTGATGGCTTGTGTATTTTATGGCATGCCTATTTTATGCGAAAACAACAAACCTCGTTTATTGTATCATTTTAAAAACAGAGGGTATAGAGGTTTTTGCATGAACAGGCCTGATAAAAGGTATAACAAGTTGTCAAAAACAGAAAGAGAATTAGGAGGAATCCCTAACACCTCGGAAGATGTAAAGCAATCACACGCTTCAGCAATTGAGTCTTATATTGAAAAACATATCGGACTTGATTTAACTGGAGAGTATAGACAAAAAGACGATATGGGTGAAATGTACTTTGCAAGGACGTTAGAGGATTGGGCAAGATTTGATATAAGTAATAGAACAAAATTTGATGCTTCAATAAGTTCAGGATTAGCAATAATGGCAAACCAAAAACATTTATATACACCTGTTAAAAAACAGTCAAAAATAAGCATTAACTTTGCAAGATATAATAATAAAAGTACAGTAAGTCAACTGATTAAAGGATGAAAGACGTTTTAGTAAATTTACAGTCTACCGCTTTTCCTGATCAATTTGTTTCAGATGCCACTAAAGAAACACTTGAATATGGATTACAAATAGGTCAGGCTATTCAATATGAGTGGTTCAGGAAAGATGGTAATCAATGTAGATTCTATAGTCAATGGCAGGAGTTTAACAAGTTAAGACTTTATGCAAGAGGCGAACAATCAATTAGAAAATATAAAGACGAATTAGCTATTGACGGTGATTTAAGTTATCTAAACTTAGATTGGACACCTATAGCCATTATACCAAAGTTTGTAGACATAGTGGTAAACGGAATGTCAGACAGGCTTTTTGAAGTAAAAGCTTATGCTGAAGATGCAATGTCTGCTGAAAGAAGAGGTGCGTTTGAGCAAAATGTAAGAGACAACATGGTAGCTAAACCTCTGTTTGAGCAAATTCAACAAGACTTTGGAGTAGAAGTATTCACAATGAATGAAGATGAAGTTCCAGAAACTGATGAGGAACTGGCTTTATACATGAATATGAAATACAAGCCCGCTATAGAAATAGCAGCTGAAGAAGCTATAAATACTTTGTTTTCTGAAAATCATTACAACGATATTAGAAAAAGAGTAGATTATGATATTGCTACTATAGGTATTGGTATAACAAGACATCAATTTCAACTTGGACAAGGAGTGGTAATTGATTATGTTGATCCTGCAAATGTAGTATACAGCTACACAGAAGATCCTTACTTTAAAGATTGTTTTTATTGGGGCGAAATAAAAACTATACCAATGACAGAGTTGGTAAAAATAGATCCTGATATTACTGCTGAAGATATGAAAGAAATATCTAAATACAGCCAAGCGTGGTACGATTATTTTAATGTTGCTCAGTTTTATGAGAACAGCATGTTTGCTCGTGACACTTGTACTTTAATGTATTTTAATTATAAAACTACTAACAGTTTTGTGTACAAGAAAAAAGAAACCCCAGAGGGTAATTTTCGAGTGGTAGAAAAAGATGATCAATTTAATCCTCCGCAAGAAATGATGGATGAGGGTAATTTTGAAAGAGTAGAGAGAAAGATAGATGTATGGTATGAGGGCGTGATGGTAATGGGTACTAATATTATGTTAAAATGGGAAATGGCAAAAAACATGGTAAGACCTGCGGCTGCTACTCAATATGCCTTACCAAATTATATTGCTTGCGCTCCAAGAATGTATAAAGGAACTATAGAGTCTTTAGTAAGAAGAATGATACCTTTTGCTGATTTAATTCAAATGACTCACTTAAAAATACAGCAAGTATTATCAAGAGTTGTACCAGACGGTGTTTTTATTGACGCTGACGGACTTAATGAAGTAGACTTAGGTACGGGTAATGCCTACAATCCAGAAGACGCTCTACGTCTTTATTTTCAAACTGGTAGTGTTGTAGGAAGAAGTTATACGCAAGACGGTGAGTTTAATAACGCAAGAGTTCCGATTCAACAACTTACAGCTTCAAGTGGAGCTAATAAAATGCAGATGTTGATTCAAAACTTTAATTACTATCTCGACATGATTCGTAACGTAACAGGTTTAAACGAAGCAAGAGATGGTACAAAGCCAGATCCATATGCTTTAGTTGGTGTTCAAAAATTAGCAGCATTAAATTCTAATACTGCGACTCGACATATTTTACAAGCAAGTCTTTATATTACCAAAACTATTGCAGAAGCGCTTTCTATTAGAACCGCAGATATATTAGAATATTCTGATTTTGCTGATGAGTTTGCGATGCAGATAGGTAAATACAATGTAAAGCTTTTAGGAGATATAAAGCGTTTATATCTACACAGCTTTGGTATTTTTATAGAGCTTTCTCCAGATGAAGAAGAAAAAGCAATGTTAGAGCAAAACATACAAATGGCTTTATCTCAAAAAGACATAAGCTTAGAAGATGCTATTGATGTAAGAGAAATAAAGAATATTAAAATGGCAAATCAGCTTTTAAAATTAAAGCGTAAGAAAAAACAAGAAGCTGAACAAGCAGCTAAAATGCAAGAACAGCAAATGGCTGCCACTATGCAAATGCAAGCTCAACAAGCAAAAGCTCAAATGGAAGCTCAACGTATACAAATGGAAACAGAGTCCAAAATGCAGTACAGGCAAGCTGATGTTGCTTTTGAAATTGAAAAAATGAAAGCTGAGGCGGCATTGAAAGGTCAATTAATGCAGCAAGAGTTCCAGTATCAAATGCAAATTAAAGGTGTAGAGCAAGAGCAGTTAGACAGCAGGCAGCAGAAAAAAGAAGACGCAAAAGATTTTAGAACAAAGCTTCAAGCAACACAACAATCTAAAATGATAGAGCAGCGTAAAAGAAACTTACCATCTATAAATTTTGAATCTAACGAAGATAGTTTAGATGGTTTTGATTTAGCAGAATTTGAGCCAAGATAGGCTAAAAATAAATATAATTTAATTATTAACTTTGTAAAAAATTTAATCTAATGGACATAAAAGTAAAAGAAGTAACAATCGAAGAGGAAAAGTCAGCACAAGAAATTGAAGCTGATTTATTAAAAAAACACGAAGAAACTGTTTCTGAACAAAATGAAACTGAGCAAACTGAAGAAGCTCCAGTAGCACAAGCAGAAGAAACTGTAAAAGAAGAAACTCCCTCGTCAGAGTTAAGTGACGAAGACGTTCTTTCATATATTAAAAATAGATATGATAAAGAAATAAATTCAGTAGATGACTTGTTTGCTCAACAAGAGTCAAACGATCCGCTGCCTGAAGATGTTTCTGCATATTTTAATTATAAAAAAGAAACTGGTCGAGGAATAGAAGATTTTGTAGCATTACAAAAAGATTATGATTCTATGGAAGACGACCAGGTCTTATCTAACTACTATTCGTCTACCGAAGATGGTTTAGATGCAATAGATATTCAAGATATTATTGAGGATAAATTTAGTTTTGATGAAGACATAGATGAACCAAAAGAAATCAAGAAAAAAAAGTTAGCTAAAAAACGAGAACTTGCGAAAGCAAAGAAGTTTTTAAATGAACAAAAAGATAAATATAAAATTCCTCTTGAGTCAAGTGGGGGTGGATTATCAGAAGATCAGGAAAAAAATCTTAATGCTTATAAAAGTTATAAAGAAGAATCGGAAGCTGTTAGAGAACTTTCGGCTAAAAGATATGACTTCTTTCTCAAAAAAACCAACGAGGTTTTTAACGATGGATTCAAAGGTTTTGAGTACAGCGTAGGAGAAAAGAATCTTACCTTTAAGCCAGGAGAGGCAACTGAACTAAAAAATGTTCAATCTGATTTCAAAAACTTTGTCAATAAATTTACTGACAAAGACGGAATGATGGTTGATGCAAACGGATACCATAGAGCATTAGCTGCTGCTATGAATCCAGAAAAGTTTGCCAAGTTTTTCTATGACCAAGGTGTAGCCAATACTGTTGACAGTGTTGCTAAAAAGTCTAAAAACATTGATATGCAAGTAAGACCAACAGCACCCACTTACAACAAAGATGGTTTAAAAATCAGGGCTGTAGGAGATACAAGTAGCGGAAGAGGACTCAAAATTAGAAGTATTAAAAAAGTTTAATTATTAAAAAATAAAAAATTATGTCAGTACAAGCATCCCCAGGATTTGACTTACAGCCATCCGCTCAGAAGCAGGTCTTGGAAACAAACTACATAACTAACTTTAATTTCTTGAATCAGTATCTTCCTGATACTTATGAAAAGGAATTTGAGCGTTATGGAAACAGAACAATTGCTTCTTTCCTAAGAATGGTAGGAGCAGAAATGCCAACTAACTCAGATATGATTAAGTGGGCAGAGCAAGGTAGAT